GTGGCCATCCCCGGCAGGGAGAACGAGACGTACGAGGAGGAGGTCCCCGAGGTGCGGGGCGTGGACGACCACCTCTACACCTTCAACCCTCCGAAGAACGCCGTGATGCTGATGCCCATCCTCGAGGTGGACGCCAGCGGCAGCGGCAACACCGGGGTCGACATGACCAAGGCGACGTTCGACTGGCTGGGGCAGGGCCTCAGCACCGAGGACCGCGAGCGGGTCATCGCCCGGCTGCGTGACCCCGGCGACGACCTGGACGTGGACGGCCTCAGCGACGTGGTGCAGGGCCTGTCGGCCAAGGTGGCAGGCCGCCCTACTACGTGACGCTGCGTCTCGTCGGACTGGCCCGCCGCGAATGGGCCAGTTTCGACGGGATGATGGCGTCGAAGGACGTGGACCCGCTGCTGCTGCCGCCGGACCGCTTCTTCTCCCTGCTGTACTGGTGGGCCACCCGGAACGCTGGCGACCAGAAGGACATCGACAAGTTCGACCGTCGGCTGTGGATGCCGCCCAAGGGCACCGCTGCCCCGGCTGGCAGCCCGTGGTCTCCTGAAGCGGAGACCGCTGCGTTCGGGTCGCTGGCTGCTGCGTTCGGCGTGCAGACCACCGGCACGGCCCGGCAGGGCGCGGAACCCCCGCCAGCGGTGGGCACGTAGTACCATGGCCGGACCAGAGCACGCCGCGTAGACCGCTGCTCCTCCATTGTCTGACTGGCGCACGGGCCGGGACATCTCTAGAGGAGGTGTGCTCCGGGTGACCAGTCTTGGCGAGGCAGTTGTCGAAGTCGGAGCCGACACCAGTGGCTTCGAGAGCGACGTCAAGAAGGGCGTCACCGGGGCCACGAACAGCGCCGCCAAGTCCATGCAGAACGTGGGCGGCAAGTTCCAGAGTGCTGGCGTGAAGATGACCGCTGGCATCACCGCCCCGCTGGTGGGCGTGGCGCTGGCCTCGGTGAAGACCGCTGGCCAGTTCGAGGCCAGCATGAACGTGCTCCAGGCTGCGACCGGCACGCCCGACAAGGCGATGCAGCAACTGGAGAAGCAGGCCATCTCGCTGGGCAGCAGCACCGTCTTCAGCGCCAACGAGGCCGCCGACGCCATGCTGGAACTCGGCAAGGCGGGGTTCAGCACTGCCGAGATCACTGCTGCTGTGCCCGAGGTGATGAACCTTGCCGCCACCGAGGGGCTGGCCCTTGCCGACTCGGCGGGCATCGTGTCCAGCGCCCTGTCGCAGTTCAGTCTCGACGCGGACGAGGCCGGGCAGGTCGTCAACGCGCTGGCTGGTGCGTCCAACGCCAGCCGAGCGTCCGTCGCCACGCTGTCGGAGTCCATGAAGTTGGTCGGCTCGGCTGCCAGCGGGGTGGGCCTCACTGTGCAGGAGACCGCTGGCACGCTGGCCGCGCTGGCCGACAGCGGGCTGGACGGCAGCGTCGCGGGCACCTCGCTCGCCGCCATGTTCAACAAGTTGATCCCGCAGACCGAGAAGGCACGCGGGGCCATGGAGGAACTGGGCCTGGACTTCGTCAAGGGCAACGGCCAGTTCGAAGACATCACGAACATCGCCCAGCAGTTGCAGAACGAACTCGGCAACATCAGCCCCGCAGCCCGCAAGGCGGCCCTCTCCAAGATCTTCGGCAACGACGCGTCTACGCTGGCTGCTGTCAATGCCGTGATGAAGGCCGGGGCGTCGGGGATCCGCGACTACACGAAGGCCGCCAGCGACCAGAACTCGGCGCAGAAGTTGGCCGAGGCGCGGATGGCCGGTGTGCAGGGCGCTGTAGAGAAGATGAAGGGCAGCCTCGAGACCGCAGGGCTGGTGCTGGGGCAGGCGCTGATCCCCTTCATCACGAAGGCCGCCGACGTCATCGGCTCGCTGGCCGACCGCTTCAGCAACCTGTCGCCCGAAGCGCAGAAGGTCATCATCGTTGCAGCGGCCATCGCAGCAGCGATCGGCCCCGTGCTGGTCGTGGTGGGCACCCTCATCTCCAGCGTCGGCACGATCGCTGGGGTCTTTGCTGGGCTGACCGCCGCAGTGGCGGCCCCCATCGCCGTGTTCGCGCTCCTGGTCATCGGTATCGGTCTCCTGCTGGCCAAGTCCGAGGCGGCCCGCGCTGTGGTGACCGGGGCCTTCAACGAGATCAAGACCGCCGTGCTGTCGGCCGTCGGCCCCATCGTCGAGATGATCCAGGGCCAGTTGATCCCGGCCTTCATGGCCATGTGGCCCATCATCGAGAAGGTCGGCGTCATCATCCTGAAGGTGTTCGCCGGTGCTGTGGTGGGCGCGGTCAAGGGCGCGATCCAGGCCATCAGCGGCATCGTGCAGGTGATCACCGGGATCGTGCAGGTGGTGTCGGGCATCCTGACCGGCGACTGGGCCAAGGCGTGGGACGGCGTGAAGAACATCGTCGGCGGTGCCCTGGACGCGGTGGTGGGCATCATCAAGGTCTGGCTCAACGTGGGTGTCCTCAGCCTGTTCCGCCGGGGCTTCACCGCGCTGACCGGGCTGGTGCGTGGTGGCTGGAACACTCTCAAGGGGCTGTTCACGAAGGGCGTCTCCACGCTGGGCAACGCGCTCAGCAAGATCGGGCAGGCCATCCTCACCCCGTTCCGGGTGGCCTTCAACGCAGCCCGTGCGGTGGTGTCGGCCGCGTGGGGCGTGATCAAGACGATCTTCGCCGTGCAGTTGGCTGTCATCAAGGGCATCGTCACCGGGAACTTCGGTGCGCTGCGGGGCATCATCTCCGGTGCGCTGGCCACCATCAAGGGCATCTTCACCAGCGGCTGGAACGCGCTGAAGGGCATCGTCACGAACGCCTTCAACGCGATCAAGGGCGCGGTGACCACCGGGGTCAACAACGCAGTCAACGTGGTCAAGGGCCTGCCCAGCAAGGCAGCCGCTGTCATCTCCGGGGCGGTCGGCACCATGAAGAGCGCGGGCTCGGCGCTGATCGGCGGGCTGGTGGCTGGCATCAGCGAGCGCATCGACGACGCGGTGAACGCGGTGAAGTCGGGGCTCAGCAAGATCAAGGGCCTGCTGCCCGGCAGCCCCATCGAGTGGGGTCCGCTGAAGTCCTGGAACAACGGAGGCGCTGGGAAGCGCCTGATGGGCTTCCTCACTGACGGAATCACGGCGGGGATCCCCGGTGTGGTGAGCGCGGTGGCCAACGCAGCCACGCTGATCGCCAACGGCTTCGAGCAGGTGGACGTCGGCAAGGCGGTGCAGGGTGTCACCGACACGTTCACGCAGGCAAGCGAGGCCATCACCACTGCCACACAGGACCAGTACGACAGGCAGGTCAAGATCGCGGAGGCCTCCTACGCGAAGCAGCGCCAGCAGGCCGAGAAGGCCCTGGACGCCGAGAAGAAGCGCCTCGAGAAGAAGTACGCAGGCAAGGACGAGCAGAAGAAGTTGAAGCGCAAGTTGGACGCGCTCGAGGAGGAGAACGACAAGCATCTGAAGAAGTTGGACAAGGCCGAGAAGGCCAGCGTCCGTGCGCTGGAGCAGACCCGCAAGGACGGGAACGCTGCCCTCCAGGCCATGGCGCAGCGGGACCGCGCTGCGATCATGAACATGGCCGCCACGTGGGACGGGCTGGCGGCCACGCTGGACACGGTGACCGAGCAGTACGAAGCAGCGGTGGACGACCTCATCAAGAAGACCGATGAGATGAACAACTACGCCAAGGGCGTGGCGGACAGCCTGATCGAGTCGGTGTTCGGCGCACCCTCCGACGCACGCATCCCGGCTTCGTTCGACACCATGGTCCAGTCGCTCCAGGACCAGGAGGCTGCGGCGGCCTCGTTCGGCGGGGTGCTCCAGCAGTTGGCCGACCTCGGCCTGAACCCCACGTCCTACATGCAGATCGTGGACGAGGGCACCGAGGGCCTCGCTGCTGCGCAGGCGCTGATCGACAGCGGGCAGGCTGGCATCGACACCATCAACGGCCTCCAGGCCTCCATCAACGCACAGGCTGCGAACGCTGGCGCGATCGCGGCGGACTACCTGTACGGAGCCGGGGTCAACGTGGCGCAGGGCATCGTCGACGAGTTGGCGGCCCGGCAGACGGACCTCCAGTCGCAGATGGCGACGCTGGGCACCACGCTGGCTGCGGCGATCGCCAGCGCACTGGCGGGCATCACCCTCAACGTGGTCGGCTCCGTGCCCGGTGGTGGGGGCGGCGACGGTGGGGGCGGCGACGGCGGTGGCAACGGGAAGCACCAGTGGGAGCCGAAGTCCAAGACGAACCGGGCGTGCGCCAAGTGCGGCAAGCCCCGCAGCGCCAACGTGCACACCAACCGCAACGAGAACAACGCAGCCGGGAACCTGTCGTCCATGGGCGGCTGGGCCATGATGGGAGAGCGGGGTCGCGAGTTGGTCCGCCTGCCTGGAGGCTCCCGCGTGTATCCTTCCCAGCAGACTGAGCGGATCGTGGGCGGGGCTGACAAGCCGGAGCAGCACTTCCACGCACACCTTCCCACTGGAGACCCCGAGGCGGCAGCGATGGCGATGATGAACAAGGCAGCGGCGAGGGTGAAGTGACATGTACCACAACTGGTTCAAGTACGGGGACGTAGAGGTCGCGAACAACGTCCGCGTCCAGCAGTACGTGGTCAACGGGCTGAAGCCGACCGGCACCTTCATCGCACCGTGCGACGACTGCGGCGACCTGCCCACCGTCGTGGACGGCGTGGACGAGTACCGCTCGCCCGAACTGGACTTCGCCCCTTGGGTGCTGGGCAACGACACCGACGCCGGAGACTTCGCCGGGGTCATGGTGAAGGAGGTCACCGGGCTGGAGGGCAGCACCACCCAAGTGGAGGTGGAGGAGAAGGTCGGTGACGGAGGCGCAATCGGCACTCGACGAGCCGCCAGCCGCACCGTGGCCGTTACCGCCGACGTGGTCGCCCGGACCCGTGAGGCGGCATCCTTGGGACTCGAGTGGCTCGCTGCTGCACTGCACCCGCCGTGCTCCCCCGGTGGGGACTGCGCTGGCGGAGTGCTGCACATGTTCTCCACCTGCCCCGTGGCCTGTGTGGGTCAGACCGACCCCGACGCCGCGATCGTGGTCAACACCTACACCGACCCCGTGCTGTTCAAGACGTCGGGCCTGAAGGGCAAGCCGCAGGCGGTGGTCACGAACTACGCCCTCAACCCCTCGGCCGAGAGCACGGGCGCGATCGTGTGGGGCAGCAACACCGCCTTCGGCGCGTACGTCGCGGGCACCACCTCCAAGGTCGCCCCGCCCTTCGCTCTGGAAAGGCCGAACGCGATTCGGCTCTCGACCCCGGCACTGGCTGTCGGGCAGAAGACGAACATCACCGCCCCCATCACCGTCCCCGTGGCGGGCGTGTGGGAGTTCTCTGTGTGGGTGTACGTGCCCGCAGCCACGGCGATGAGCGTGCGTGCGGTGAACATCTTCGGTGGGGGCGGGCCGTACACCGCAGTCACCGACAAGTGGATCCGGCTGACGAAGCGGGAGAATATCGCGGCGGGCGACCACTGGATGGGCATCGACACCGAGCCGGTGTCTTCGGCCAAGGGTGCCGGGCTGTTCATCTACGCCGACGCCTTCCAGTTGAAGTTCATCGCGACGGAAGAGGGCGCTGACTTCCAGGGCGTTCTGTCCACTTCGGTGGACGGCTGGCACGGGGCCAACGTGTTCGGGAACTTCACCCCGCCGCAGTCCATCCAGACCGTCGCCTTCTCCAGCCCCTCGGCGGGCAGCGGCACCAACCCCCGCAGCCTCCGTGTGCAGTGGAAGTCCGTGCTGGACCCCGGCAGCAACACTCACGTCGTGATGGCCCCTGTTCCCCTGAACCCCGTCATCGGTGAGGTGTACACCTACGAGTGCGACATCTACGTGCCTGCTGGCAGCCCCGACATCAAGAGCGACGTGCTGTTCAACGGGGACGGCGGCACCTACACCACGAAGGGTGCCTGGACGCACGTCAGGCACACCTTCCTCAACGACGGCTTCAGCCAGTTCGACCTCAAGGCGGTCGGAGCGAACCCCGGTGCGTCGGCGTTCCTCTACATCGCAAACTTCCGGTTCAATCAGGGGTACGGAACGAAGCCGCCCCTCGCCTACTTCGACGGAACCACGCAGGACGACACCACTGCCAACCTCGCGGCGGGCGTCACTGCCACCGCCGTCGGAACGACCCTCACCCCGAACGTGGTGGGGCCGGACGGCAGGACCTACACCCGCATGACGGGGGCGGGCTCGGCTCGGGTGAGCGTGCCGCTGGTCTCGCTGGCGTCGGGCCGCCAGTACATCGCGTCGTGGGAACTGATGAACCCCGGTGCCACCCCGGTGTCGGTGGGCGTGGACTGGAACGACGTCACCCCCGGCAACACCACCCGCGTCGTCCAGCCCGGCGAGACGGTGCGGGTGTTCGCCACAGGAGCGCGGGCCTACGACGCCACGTTCCGGTTCACCGACCTCGCCATCAGCGGCACCGACTCCATCCTCTTCCGCGACGTGCAGGTAGAGGCGTGGGACCCTTGGTCCTACGCCTGGACCGGCACGGCGGAGGCCTCCACCAGCACGGCCACGTCGCTGGCCGACGACTTCATCTTCGACCCCAGCGCCAACGACAGCACCCTCTACGGGCCGGTGGAGGACGGTGTCTGCGACGACGTCAGCGTCTCGTGGGTCCTGTCCTCCCCGTCGGGCATCGTCTTCGACGTGCAGGTGGGATGGGCCACCGCTGGCGGTGTGGTCACCGAACTCGGCCCCCGCACGTCGATCGGCCCGGTCCCCAGTGAGGTGCGGCTGGTGGCGCAGTCCACCCCCAACTTCCCGGACCAGTGGCGTCCGGTGCTGATCTCTTACAACGTCAACTTCCCCACCAACGTCGGGCATCAGGTGCGGGTGCACAGCATGTCCGTGTCGCACCGGCCCATCCTCTCCGTCGAGGAATGCGTCTCTCCCTACCGCCGCACGCTGCACAACGTGGTCACCGTGAGCGGTCCGACGGTGGTGGAGTGGCTGACCCTTGGCACCGAGACCGACGGCAGCACCGTGGCTCGGGTGGAGTGGACGTGGGTGGCCACCGACCCCCACCAGTGGCACGACCCCATCCCGCTGCTCACCACCGTGCAGGGCAAGGGCAGCGGCCCGGCTGCGTACAACGCTCCTGGGGTCCCGCTGAGCGCTGCGGCCAACAGTCCTGTCAACACCACCGCGTGCGCCCGCCCAGCGGCCACAGCGCTCACCTGTGCGGACAACGCGCTGGGGCCGGGCATCATCCTGCCGCCGCAGGCACCGGTCATCGTGGACACGTCCATCATGAACCTCGCTGGCACCAACCGCACCCGTCGCACGTTCGAGGTGCCGGTGGAGGCAAGCCCCATCGGGCTCGGGAAGTTCTCGTGGAAGTTCGTCAACGACGGCTTCCCCAAGTTCGGCATCCGGGTGCGCATCTGGAACGACACGCAGCCCGGCTTCCTGCCGGAGACCGAGTGCGGCTTCGCGGAGGAGTTCACGATCGAGTACCTCGGGGCCAACCAGACCCTCTACATCGACGGGCCGGGGAACGACGCCTACGTGTACTGCGGCCTGGACACGCTGGGCCAGCCCATCTACGCACCCGCGCTGAAGAACCTGCGGGGCAACTACGGCGGGCCGTTCAAGAACTCCTGGATCGGCTGCGGCCAGCCCTACTACGTCGCCGTCGACGTGCCGAACAACTACACCACCGTCCCGTCCAACCTGTCCGGGCTGGGCACGGCTGGGCAGGGCGACGTCGTGTGGTCGGTCGAACTCGTCAGGCGGGGCTGACATGGGCACGCTGGGCCGGGGCACCAACGAGGCGTTCATCTTCAAGAAGGGCGGCACCGTACCGATCGCCCCGATCGAAGACCCCACCTCTCTGGAGTGGAACCGGGTGCTCAACGACTGCTCCGACGCGACCGTGGCCGTGGCCACCGGCCAGCACGGCGAGTGCTGCTCCATCTACGGGAAGATCGGCACGTGGGGCCACGAGATCCGCATGTTCCGTGACGGGGAGCCTGTGTGGGAGGGGCCGATCACGAACATCAAGTGGCGCAGGGGTGGCGTCTCCATCATCGCGCAGGACAACCTCGCCTGGAGCAAGAAGCGCATCACCTCCGAGAAGTACGTGCCCACTCCCGACTACGTAGAGAAGCAGACGTGGGAGATGGTCACCGAGACCTTCGGGCCGAACGGCACCCACGACCCCAACGTGATCCCCTACGCACAGCGGCTGGCTGCGAACACCGGGCCGACCGTCACTCGGGACGTGCGGGTGTTCGGCGGCATGTACTTCGACCAGTGGCTGGAGATGGCCAAGGCCGGGGGCATGTTCACGTTCAACGGGCGTCGCCTCCTGGTGTGGCACAGCGGCTACATCATGGGCATCACGGCCCCGCTGCTGCCCACCGAGCACATGTCCGGGGAAGTCGAGATCGAGGAAGACGGTATGGAGGTGGCGGCACGTGTCGCCTTCGTCAACGACCTTGGGCAGTGGGGCGCGGCGGGCATCGTCGTGGACCCCTTCTACGGCATCAACGATATCCTCGTCTCCAGCGATGGAAGCAGCGCGGCCAGCCTGAGTGCGATGGCCAACACCGAGTACGAAGCGCGGTCCATCGCCCCGCTGCTGGTGAACGTTCCTCAGGGGTCGGTGCTGTCGTGCGACGCCCCGATGACCATCGGCGAACTGGTGCCGGGCACCCTCGTCCCGGTGAAGATGGAGGAGGGCATCTGCCGCACCGTCATCTCCACCCACCAACTGTCCTCCCTGAAGGTCACCCAAGCCGCTGGCGGCGAGAAGGTGGCCGTGACCCTTGACCCTGCTAGCGGATTGGTGCTGCCCTGATGGACATGCCCGGTTGGATGAAGTCGGTGGAAGACAGGCTGAAGGAGTACGATCGGCGCATCCGTGGCGTGAACGCTGTTCAGACCATGACGGTGGGTGGGGCTGGCGCGTGGACCTCGGCGTCCACCGCCTACAAGTCGGGGAACACCGTGACCGTGTACGTGGACGTGACGACGGCTGCGGGCGGATCGGCCAACGTGCCCAACACTGTCGCCCTCCCTGCCCTGTGGGCTCCGAACAATCCGGGGGTCAATTACTACGTCTGGGCCATGGACGCGAACTCGGGTGCAGCGGTTCCGATCTACATGGTCCCCACCGGGGTGATCCAGCACGTGTTCAACCGCACTGCTGGCCAGCGCACACTCGGGATCATCACGTACGTCGCCAAGCCCCAATAGGGCCTGTAGAGTGGGCCACTAACACGAGCAGCAAGGAGCACAGCCATGGCAAGGTGTAGTGGATGCAGCGGGGACCGCTGCTCGTGCGTCATTCGGGCGGGGGCCAACGTCACCGTCACGGGTGCTGGGTCGCCGACCAACCCCTACGTAGTCGCGGCGGCAGGCGACGCAGGGCAGGCGGTGCCCACCGGGACCATCGTCATGTTCGGTGGGGCAGCCGTCCCGGCTGGCTGGCTGACGTGTAACGGCGCAGCGATCAACCGCACCGCGTACGCGGCCCTGTACGCAGCCATCGGAGTCACGTTCGGCGCGGGTGACGGCAGCACCACGTTCACTCTTCCGAACTTCATCAGCAGGTTCCCCGTCGGCGCGAGCGCTGGCGGCTACACGCTGGGCACCGCAGCCGGGAACTCTTCGTACACGCTGACTGCGGCGAACATTCCGCAGCACACCCACACGATGAACCACGGTCACCCGACCGGCACCACCTACGGCATGAACCAGAACACGGTGCACGGCCACAACATCGCAGGCGGCATCACCGGCTATCAGGCTGGCATCGCAGGCGGCATCCACTTCGCCGCTTCCACGTCGAACCCCAACTACAGCGGGTTCGTCGACGCGGTCAACCTCGATCACGGGCAC